GGATTCGCCCCCTTCTTCCCCTGGCGTGGCGGCGCCGGTCTCGACCTCGGCCGTCTGGCCTTCGGTCTGAACGGTCGTCGCTTCCGAGGCTTCGCCACCTGCCGCCGGCGTCTCCGCCTGCGCGCCCAGCACGATCAGATCCTCGTCCATGTGTCGTTGGTCCATGAAAAAACCCGCCGCGCGGTGAGCGGGCGGGTTCGGTGCATCCTCACGGCCTGGCAGCGGGTCCGCCGGCCTGCGGGATCGGAGAAGGCGCAACTCGCCCGACGAGGGCGGCGCCGATCAGAATGGTGGGATTGCCGCCGACGGGGCCGTGCCCGCACGTCTCGCGACGGATAACCTCTGGGCTTGTTTTGCCCGTCGGGTCAAGAGGATTCGCGCGCTACTGCGTCGGGTCCGCAGCCCAGAGGTTCACCTTCACGCCCGAGGCCGTGCCGCCGAAGACGTTGAATTCCAGGAGCGCGGCCAACGAGAGGAGCGCTGCCGGCAGGACGCGGGAACGCTGCGCCTTCACCGTCACCGCCGTGTGCGTGTCGGTGCCGGCCGCCGCGTCGTTGGTGAAGGTGCGGCCCACGATCTGGACTACCACGGGCGAGCCGAGATCCTCGACCATGTACGTGATTGGCGGCAGCTTGCCGGCCGGGCAGACGATCGGGCGGGCGAAGGTCCACAGGTACGTGCCATCGCCCAGCGTTGTCACCACCGTGCGCTGAACGCGCGCCGCGTGGGTGTGATCGGCCCGAGCGAACTCGGACGACGTGCCGCCCTTCCCGTCGAGCGCCGTCGCGGGCGGCGTCGCATTGGACGGCACCGGGACCGCCTGCGCGATCGCCGCCGAGACCGCGCCCGCCGACATGCCGGTGCCGTAGCCGGGCATGGTCAGAACCCGAAGCCGACGGTGATCTCGACGTCCGGCGCGCCGCCATCACCGAGCACTGCCGCGAACCGCTCGCCCTGCTGAAGGGTGCGGATCTCCACCGCACCGGCCGGCAGCGCCATCGACGTTGCGTCCGGCAGCGCCATCGCGGCCTTGGTGCCGAACTCGATCCGGGCCGGGACCGTGCCGCGGTTCCAGAGGCGCACCTGCGTGCCGCCGCCGTGCGGCAGGTTCGGCAGCGTGGTCGCCCCGCCCGCGACGGTGTTCGTGCTGAAGCGGGCCGTGCTGAACGGCGTCGGGCGGAAAGGCTGGATCGTCATGCGGGCGGACCCATCATCTCGGCGGGGACAGCGCCCAGCGCCTCAGGCTCAAAAGAAAAGGCGCCCGGAGGCGCCTCGATGAAGTCGGTGGGAAGCGCCATCGGCGGCGGCTCCGGTTCGGCGGGCGCCTCCAGCGCAGGCGGCGCGGCGGGCGCCATCTCCTCAAGGATCATCGAGACCACCTCGGAGAGCTGCGCGACCGCAGCGCCGATTGCTTCGAGCCGCGGGTCGGCGGCGTGCTCGACACCCGCCATGCCGGGCACCTGCGGACGGCTGGTCTCCATCACCCGCGTCTGCGCGTCGATGTGGGCCTTCTCGATCTCCGCCTGGATCTTGAGCACGTCGGCCTGAAGCTTCTCGCGCTCGACGGCGAGCTTCTCCATGTCGAGTTGCTGGCGACCGGCCTCAATCTGCTGCTGGCGCTCCTGCTGCGCCATGGCCGCCTGCTCCTGCGGCGAGGGCGGCGGCGGTGCGGGCGGGAGCTCGCCGCTCTCCTGCGCCTCCTCGGCCTGGATCTGGGGCGGCAGCATGGTCCGCACCCGCTTGGCGACCTTGTCGGCCATCGGCCAATCCTGCGCCTTCGCGATCAGATCGATGGTCAGGGGCGCGAGATCCGGCGCGGAGGCGAGCAGTTGCAGCATCCCGTCGAGCGCGGCCTCGCGGCGGGTCGTGTAGCTCGGGCCCATCTCCATCGCGACATCGTAGGCGCCGACCGTGACGTCGTTCCGGATCTTGTCGAGCGGCTGGTCGTCGTCGGCGAGGCCGGACACCTCGTTGATCTGGACCCGGTCGACCTTGCCGTCCTCGCCCACCACCCGGATCGTGCGGGCCGTGTCGTAGATGTGCGGGATCAGGTCGACCACCACCGAGCCGGTGTGCCGGATCGAACGGCTGAAGTTCACGATGTAGACGAACGAGCCGACGTCGCCCTCGCGCTGGCGGGCCTGGATCGCCTTGCCCGAGGTTTCGTTCGAACGGGCGCCGAGCGAGGCATCGTAGACGCCCGTGACCGCCTTCATGTCCTCGGCCGCCTCGCGGGTCAGCTCGGCGAGGCCGGCGGAGGCGACGGGCGGGGTCTGTCGCTGCGGAACGGCCGAGCCTGCCTTCGGATCGGGGTTGTAGGGCAGGAAGGGATGGTTCTCGGTGTTGGCCGTCGCCCAGATATGCTCGTAGCCCCGGAACTGCTCGACCGTGCCGACAAAGCCGGCCTTGGGCTGGAGCGCGACCACCTCCGTCTGCGTCGAGCGGGCATAGTTGTATGCGCGCTGCGCGTCCTTCGCCATGCGGACCACGCCGCGACGCACCCGTCGACGGCCGATCTGCATCTCGATCCCGAGCACGGGGATGATCGGGATGAACCGGCCCGGCCATGCCGTCGGTCCCTCCAGCACCTCCGTCGCCGTGATGAGGTAGCGCTCGACCTGGTGCCCGTCGCGCTCCTCGATGCGGGCGCCGGCCGCCTGTGCCCGTGCAAGGCGCTCGGCGTGGTCCTCGTGCGCCTTGTCCGTCAGGTCGAGGATCTCGCCGTCGGGCATCAGGGCGAGGGTCTTCTTCACCGGCCGCTTGAGCCAGTATTCCGCGACCCGCACCGTGTCGTGCGTGGCCCACTCGGATAGCCCGCGCCCGGCGAGATCGGGATCGCCGAGCTCCGACGCGGTATGGTTCGGGTAGGTCTCCTCGAACACGTCCCGGCTCATGTCGACCGGCACGAAGCAAAAGCGAGCATCCTCGCGGGTCGGCAGACGCGCATCCGGATCCCAGCGCACGCCGATGCCGTCGGCGATGCCGGTGATCCGGATCTCCTGCTCGAAGGTGGAGTCGGAGCCGTGATCGNCGGNNTCGACGCGCCAGTGACCGATGCCGGCGGCGACCTGCTGATCCGCGGCCGAGAAGTAGGCGGAGGCCGCGTCCGAGCGGTTCTCCACGTAGCGCACCATGCCGGCGATCACGTCGGCGGTCTCGGGATCGCCGCGGCTGTCGACCGGCACGACCTTCACGGCCGGGCGCATCTGGCGAATGTCGCCGGTGATCTGGGCGATGGTGGTCGGCAGGCGGTTGAACTCGAGGCACGGCCGATCGCCGCGCATCTCCTTCGCCTCCTGCGTCCACTGAGCGCCCGGCACCTCCAGGAAGTCGAGATCCTGATAGGCCTCGCTCCGGTTCTCCCGGTCAGCCTCATCGGCGCGGCGCCAGCGCTTCAGAGCGGTCTCCAGCACCTTCGCGTGGTCCGCGGTGCCCGTGCCCTTCTCCGGCGCCGCCTTGGCCTCCGGAGCGGCCTCGGGCAACTCGATCGCGTCAGGGGCCGAGCGTGTGCCGCGGCGGTTCGGTTTGCGAGCCATCAGCCTGCCATCCAGCCGCCACCGCGGCGCGGTCCGAGGTTGAGCTTGAGCGGGGCTTCCTCGATCACCGGCTCGGCGAACGTGAGCGCCACGGCATCCCATGTGTCGGGCGAGGGAATCCCCATCGACCGCATCTTTTCCTTCGACCAGAGNTGCACCTGGCCGCGGCTGTTGTGGCTGTAGCCGGTGGAGCAGGCGTCGGCCTGGATCTCATCCTCGTCCGGGATATCGACGCCGGCCGGGTCCTCCAGCCAGTCGAGCGAGTTCATCCAGATCTCGGCGCGACGGTTCAGCGGGCCGGGCAACTTCTCGCCCGTGGTCGGCGAGAACCGATCCGGCGCGATCGGGGCGCCGCCGAAGTTCACCGGGACGACGATCCCGCGGCCGGGCGTGCCGTAACCGCGCTCGACGAGGATATCGTAGACGCCGGCACCGTAGCCGCCGGTCACGTCGATGAAGCACTTCGTGGGCTTGTCGCGATCGATCTCCACGGCGACGTGGTTCGCGCTCTCCGGGATCGACAAGCCGACCGGGCCGCCGGCCGACAGCAGCTTGCGGCCGCGGCGCTTGGCTAGCGCGTGACGGTCGACGCCCTGGTGCGCGGGGTCGTAACCGAACACGAGCGGGCCCGAAGCCTCCACCGTGCGCTTGCGGGCAGCCATCACCAGCTTGGCGCTGATGAGGCCGTTCGTGTTCGCCATCTGGAAGGCCTCGGCCGCCGTCGCGGGATATTCCTGGCGGAACAGGCTCTCGCCCAGATCCGCGATCTTGCGCCGGCGCCAGAACATCTGCGCGGCATCGAGGCCGTGGGCCTCGGCGTAATCGACCTCGGACTCGTTCTGCTCGTCCGGTTCGGTCGAGAGGGTGAAGTCGGGCGGCGGCTCCTTCCGGTAGCCGTCATCCCAGAACCAGGGCACGAAGATCGCCTGAAACTCGCTCTCGCCGCGCTCCGCCTTCCGCCACTGCTGATGGAAGTAGTTTCCGACCCCGTTCGCCGTGCTTTCGAGGATCACCTCGGTGCCCGGCTCATCCGCGATGGCCTGTAGGATGCCCGACGCGTGGCTGTGCGCGTGCGGCCAGAACCCGACCTCGGAGCCGTGGAAGAACTGCAGGGTGTTGCCGCGGCCGACCGCCTTCGATCCCGCCGTGCCGACCTTGTAGCCGCTGTCCAGGCGGTCGAAGAGCAGTTCCTTCGCGTTGGCCGCACCGGTCGAGGGCTTCACCAGCGCCGGGCAGTGCTCGTGATACCGCGACACCATCTCGAACAGCGCCGCGGTCGAATCCTCCTGATGGGTCAGGATGAAGGTGCGGACGCCGCGGTTGTGGCTCGTGCGCCAGAAGAACCGGCCGCCGATGTACGTCGAGGCGCCTTGCTGCCGACCCTTCAGGATCAGGGCGCGCACCGAACCCGACCGGAGAAGCTGCGCTTGCAGCCGCTCGTGGATGTAGAGTTGCGCCTTGTTCAGCGTGAACGGGACGATCTTGCCCGACTTCGTCCGGATCCGGAGGCAGCGCGGGGCGTAGTGCTCAAAATCGTTTTTGAGCTTCTGCCGAACCGCGCGCTCCCGGTCACTCAAGGTCGCCGAGAGCATCCTCGTGGCTGCGGACTGCAACATTCGCGTCGATCCGCTGACGGTTGGTGTACGCGTCGCCCATCTCCTTCGCGACCTGCACGAGGAGGTTCGACACCAGCACCGCGTTGCCGCGGCCCTCGGCCTTCTCGATCATGCGGGCGAGCGTCCGGAGCCGGACGACCTTGTGCGAGACGCCGATCGCCGCCGTGTCGGTCAGGAAGGTGGTCCGCGTCGCCTCGAACAGCTCGCGGTAGTGCTGCGACAGGGCCGAGCCAGCACGCTTGCCCGGATCGTAGGCCTCGACCGACTGCCGAGTGATCTCGATGCCGAACTCTTCCTTGACCGCCTTCGCCACGTCGGAGGGCGTCTCGAACATTGCAAGTTGTTGGACGACGAAGGTTTTCGCCTCGTCCGTGAGGGTCTGCTGAGCCATGGCCGTCGTCAGGGTTTCGTCAGGCCGCGCCCGCAGGTCCCGCAGGCGCCGGCGATGTCAGCCTCGCAGATGATCGGAGCCCGACCGGCTGCCTCGACGAGGGCGCGCGTCCGGCCCGCACCGTTGCCGGCGCCGTACCGCTCCACGATGCCGACAAACTCTTCGACGTCGTGGCCGCGGATCCCGAAGACCGGCCGGCCCGTCGTCTTGCTGAAGCGCGGCGCGCCCCATTTGTCCTTCTTCTGGCCCGCGTGCAGCAGCTCGTGCTCGACCAGCGCGCAGAACGCGGCGTCAGAGCACTCGTCGGCATATCCGGCGTCGAAGGTGAGCAGGAAGTCCGGGATCTCGCCGAACCATCCGCCGATCTGCTGTGCCCACCGAGCCTTGGCCCAGCGGTTGCCGATAAAGGTCGCCTCCTCGCACATCCCGACGACGGCGTTGCCCTGGCGCTCGTTCGGGATCGCGCACCAGAGGACGCCGAGACGGGCGTCGCGCAGATGCAGGTGCTCCTCGTTGAGGAGGGTGGCATCCTCGTCGATGAAGGTCGCCCGCATCCAAGCTTCCAGTTCGTGCGCCGGCTCCACCGGGTACGCGGTCAGCGCACCCTCGGGGCCGAGCAGCCGCTCGGGAGGCCGCGGGCGGCTCAGCATCAGCCCACCACCTTCAGGCAGGAGGGCGAGAACCAATCCTCACCACCTGGCCACGCGCAGAGAAGGCGACGCGGGAACAGGTCGATGTCGACCACCAGCATCGTCTTGCCGCGACCGTGCAGACGGACGCGCGTGCCAATGGCCATGGTCAGCCCTTCCGCCGCTCGCAGACGATCTTGTGCCGCTCGCCCGGGGCGAGGCCGAGATGCGTCGCCAGGACCTCGCCGACCTTGAGGCAGTCGAAGGGACCGGCGGGCTGCACCAGCATGTCGGTCGCGTTCTCGCGCGAGCAGGCGGGCGCCTCGACGCCGGCCGGGCAGGCGAGGGCGACCGCG